TTAATAACCATCCGATCCCACGGCGTGGGGCATGGATGGGGCAAACTCACTCAATTTCTGGTTGAGGATGAGTACCTGGTCCTGGTTATTTTCAGCCATCCAGGATCCGTACACCCGGTAAACCATTTGCGCGTCGGTGTGGCCCATTTGCTTCGCGATGAAGTTCGGGTTAGCACCGGCAGCCAACGACCAGCATGCATACGTGTGTCGGGACTGGTATGCTCTGCGATAGCGAATCCCGGCGCGTCGCATCGCTGCCTCCCACGACTGGTTAATCGACCCCACTGCGTAATGATGCCCGGCACGGCCATTACGTGATGCGATCTGCGGGTTGAACACGAACGTGCATGGATGCACATCGGTACGGCCATACTCGCGCAGTTTCACCTCAACCTGATACTGCTTACCCAGGCGTGTTAACTCGGCCTGGCTCTTCAGCACGTCGATCGCTGGCTGAATGAGGTTGATGATACGGTCCGTCCCGGCCTCTGTTTTCGGAAGGGTGAACTCCTTCGTTAACGTGTGGTTCCGGCGGATCATCATCGTACCCGCTTTCAGGTCGATATCTTCCCAGGCCAGCGACACAAGTTCTCCGTGGCGCACGCCGGTGTAGACGGCAAGAGACCACATGTTTTTCAGTTGCTGGTGGGCGCAGGCGTTAATCAACCTGACAAACTCATCGCGCGTCAGCGGGTCAGGCTCACATCGTGACCGCTTAAGCATGGCGATCCCGGTGAACGGATTCACCCGTACATAACCGCTATCAGCGGCAAACTTAAACATCCCGCCCATGGTCTTCATGTAGTTGTTGACCGTTCTGACTGAGCGGCCCTTAACCGGCGTTTTCTGCCCGACTTTCAGCGTATGATAACCGGTCAGCAATTCCTTCCTGATAAACAGCAGATCTTCCTGCGTTACCGCAGATACCAGCCTGTCCCCACCAATCCTGGGCACCATGTTGCGAGCTATAGATGCATAGCGTGACATCGCGTTGGTGCTGATCTCCATACGCTTCAGTTCAAGCCACTTGTTCGCCAGCTCCAGCACGGTGATTTCCTTGCTCTCCACCCCAAATCTTTTCAGGTTAGGCGAGTCTGGGAATTGCGCTGCATAGTTGAAGTTGCCGGTCTTAATCGAAAAGCACACCGACGCGCGCAGCTCGCCAGCGACCTTTCTGTTTTTTGGTGTATCCGGCACACCGAGGCTTTCACGCACCCGGCTGCCTTTATAGATGAACCATATGCGGAGCGTCCCGCCATGGTTTTCCACGCCTGTTGGGTATGCTGACTTAGCCATTATTCCCTCCTGACGTCCAAGAGCCCGCTAAGCATAAACGGATCTTCATTGGCGCGCACCCGGCTGTTTCTTTGACATGCTCTCAACCCACTGGTCGACAGCCTTTCGGTTGTACATGCATTCGCTGTTTTTCTTCGGCACGCCGTCCGGTGAGACGTGAAGATATTCCCGTCCTACCATCCAGCATTTTTTTCGGGCCCGCTCGATAGTGCCCGGGCGAAGGCCGGTAATCTCGACGAGCTTTTCTTCTGTTACCCAGTCGTTGGGAACGATTAAGGTCATTTCGCTCATGGGTGTCTCCAGGCAAAAAAGAAGCCCCGACGAGCGAGGCTTTTCTATTTTGAATTACCCGCTAAAGTTAATTTTGATTATCTAACTTGGGGTATACCAAATGACTACAGTTCAGGGCTTGAGCGTTGGCGATATCGTTTCGTTAAAAGGCGAAGATGGGGAGTGGCTAGTAGAATCGATTATACGAAACGATCGTGAGCAACAAATAGTTTATTACCATGAGGAATCAGGAAACTTCATCCAAATGGATATTGCCGACGCATTAGCAAAACTAGACGTAGTGCTTCGCAAGGGGGAATAGCTTTTTACATTAATTAATAAGCCCTCTCTGCTTATTCTTCAGTTCGATAACAGATTGGCAATCCGCGCACGTCTGGCAGCCGGGCACGGCAGCGCGCCGCGGCTCGGGAATCGGTTCGTCGCATTCTTCACAACGTTCAGCTGATACAGCGTTGCGGTTGATCCGGTGAGCGGAAAGGGCGGCGTTACGCTGAAGCTCTTCAATCTCTGCTGCTGTGTCGATGATATCCAAGATTCACTCCTTAAAGTCTTCACCAGCCTTTTTCCCGGCTTTCCATGCCAGCCAGATAAGCGCTGTTACATCGTCTGAGGGTGCATCTTCTACACACCATCCAGTTTCTTTTTCGTACCAGTCTTTAAATTCCTGTGTCATTTCGTCCATAGTTATTCCTCGAAGAGTCGATTAATGCGGTTGAAGGTGAAGGCCAGCAATAAAAAAAGGCCGCTTTAGCGACCTGGTGATTAGTGCCTTCATGCTGCACCGCCATTTTTTTCGGCTAGCACCAGTCTTCCGTCGCATAGAGCACGAATAATTTCCTGATACTCCCAGCCGAAGTACATGCTCTCGACATAGACCCGCAGAGGAGGATAATCATGCTGTTTGCGGCGAATGAAAGCCTCCGCTGCTTCACGGGTAAAGTGAGCGTTGATGTTCTGCCACTCTTTGCGTGTACCGCAGACGGTGTGGCCGTCAAGGTCAGCCAGTACTTCCCACTGAGCGTCTTCATCGAGATCGGTAAAGGCAGTGTCGCACTGTTCAATGCAGAAGGCGTTTAACTCTTCCTGCTGTTGTTCATCCAGATCGTTCCAATACTCTTGCGGGCTGTCCCATTCGCATTCTTCGAAATGGACTATCTTCGATTCGCCGTACTCTTCTGCCAGGCCATAAATGGTTGCCTGCTTCTGAACCATGAAAATCGGATCGGCGGTGGCGTGACGATTAACACCATCGCCGCGATGGTGATACCTCAAGCGCTCAATGAAATCTGCGAATGTTTCCGAAGTTAATTTCGCTCCGTCTGCTATCGAATTGCTCATGAATCCACTCCGAAGCGGCGATTAAGCCGACCTGTGTATACGACGAATTCCAGGAGGCTAACTCCCAGAGCTTCAATTTTCTTGTGATGCTTGTTGATGATGGGGGGGCACCGTTTCGTTCCAGTTAGGCTTTGGCTTCTTGCGCATGGCCTGCTGGATTTCCTCGGTGCAGCGGCGGCAGGCGGCGCGGATGGCGTTTTCATTTGCTGGTGTCATAACCCCTCCATATAAGCCCGGATGAATTCAGCCGCAGCCTGTGCGTTTATGGCGTTACCGTAGCCTTTGAGTCGGCCGACGCGGTTGCTGCTTGCCACTCTTGCCACCCCGGACTCGACTCGTCCCAGGCGCGCGGCAGCCCCATCAACCAGCGGGAATGTGCCGGGTTCAACTGGACGCCATTTGCCATCTCGACATAAGAGCCAGTCCGCATCTCGCCAAAAACCGTTAACCTCAAGGGTCCGCACAGACTCGCTGCCATGGAGAACGGCATCCCGCCCTGTGCGTACCTTTTCTCCCTCATCGCTGATTCGGTGGTTGGAGTGGGCCATCCCGTTAAAGTGACTGCCGTCTGAATGTTCATCCCACCCATTCGCCCGGACGTCCCAGCTCCGGTCGTCGCTGCAGCAGTTGGAGTTGGCCACCCGGCTAACGCAGTCGCTGACTGCAACCCCGGGGCAGGTCCTCGCTTTTTGTCCGGAGGTCTCGGTCCGCCCGTCATGTCTCCAACCACTGGCGTGGGCCACCCAGTAAGCGCGTTCTCGGATGTGCGGCGCACCGATGCTCGCTGACGTAAACGGCACAAGCCCGAAGGCGTATTCCATTCCTTCCAGGTCAGCTTGTACAAGGTCGAACCATGTGTTTGCGTTACCGCTTGCAACCTGTTCGCCAAAGACATGCTGAGGTCTGCGCTCGCTGATGAGGTGGAAGAAGTGGGGCCAAAGGTGCCGCTCGTCAGCAAACCCATCTCCTTTGCCTGCCGCGCTGAAAGGCTGGCACGGGCAGGAGCCTGTCCAGACTGGTTTATCGTCAGGCCATCCGGCGAGGCGCAGTGAATGAGACCAGACGCCAATTCCGGCGAAGAAGTGGCACTGCGTGAATCCTCGCAGATCGTCAGGTGTGACATCTTCAATACTCCTTTCATCAACTTCGCCAGGTGCGATATGACCGCCGGCGATCAGGTTACGCAGCCACTGTGCAGCGAATGGGTCGAATTCGTTGTAATAAGCTGCTGGCGTCATGCGGCCTCCGTCGTCTTTTTGAAGGAGTGAGCAATTCGCGCAGAAGCAATAGTTATGTAATCCGGGTTCAGGTCGATGCCGATGAAGTTGAAACCTTCCTCTATAGCTGCCCGGCCTGTGCTCCCGCTTCCCATCCACGGATCAAGCACGGTACCGCCAGGCGGAGTAATCAACCTGCAGAGATAACTCATCAGAGCGATCGGCTTAACGGTGGGGTGATTATTCTTCGCACCACTGGTACGCCCGGCACCGGCGCGCGGATCGTTAATGCCGACGCTCCCTTCTTTGCGTCCGCCGGTCATGTCGCTGGCTGACGTGGCGATAAATCTCTCGAGGCCTTCATCGCGCTCTTTCGGTTTGACCTTGGCGCAGTAGAAGAAGCGGGCAGCGCTCTTGCTGCTATCGATGCGTGGAGTTGATTCGTGCCGCCGGTCCATTTGCCCGTAGCAATTCGCCGCACCCATTTTAGAGCTTGGCTCATTGCCGGTAAGCGCTCCTTGCTGGCCTTTCGCATCCGGGAACGCTGACACGACAACATCGCTTCCATCGTGAATTATGTTTGCCGGCCAGCGCCCCTCTGGTGCCTGCTCGTAATCAGCAACAGGTTCGGTACCATCACGCTGGTGTGAAAGCAGACCGCCAGCACCGCCATTTAGCGCCTCGTGGGTAGGGATGCGGCAGGCATTGATATTGATCGCCCCGGTACCGTGCTCAGCCATGTTCGCCGACACCGTTTTTTTGAATGGTTTGCGTGCCATGACGATCGGTTCGTGAGCAGGCTTCAGGGCTGTTCCCCAGCCGTCAAATTCTCCATCAAGGTTGTGTGACTTCGGGAAGCCGCTGCCGTAAATCCAGAGGATTTGGTCCCTGATTTCGAAACCGGCATCCTCTGCATTAACCACAAGGCGGTGATAGGTTCGTGAACCGCCGAAAGCCAGAAGATGGCCGCCTGGCTTAAGGACGCGCAGGCATTCTTGCCACTGCTCAACGGTGGGAACGTCGTAATCCCACTTGTGGTTCATGAAGCTCAGCCCGTACGGAGGATCCGTCACGATGGCGTCAACGGAGTTATCCGGGAGCGTTTTCAGGACGTCTTCACAGCGCCCGACGTGAAGTTGATAGGTCATGCCGCCTCCTGCTTTTCCCGATATTCCTCAGCGAGCCGCTGCGCCTTTAATGGATTGCTTACCACTTCACCCCATGGCATTAGCCAGCCGTTACCAATGAAGGGAAGGCACAGTGAGCCAACCCTGATGTCGTCGTGAGCGTGAGTCATAGGATGGACTCCATTTCGTCGATGTAGAGGCCCTGAGCAATCAGGCGACGACGGCGGGCCGCACGTTCAATGCATTCCTGCCGCCTTCCTTCCTGCGATTGTTCGATGGCGCGACGGGTGAACAGCCGCGATTTACCCTGCGGCGTTACGACCTTTGGCTTGCTGGCCAGGCTAAATTTCCGGTCGCAGATACCGTCCTCGTTGAGCCATGTTTCCGACGCGACAATTTGAGCTATTTGTCCGGCGCCGCGGGTAATGCCGTTGGCCACCCGGTTAAACTCAATGAGCGTTACGCCAAACTTCTCAGCGATTTCGCTACCGGTTACCGGGCGGCCGCGCGTCTGAATCATCCAGATAACGCGCTCACGGAGGCCGGAAAACTGCCCGGTTCGCCCGGGTCTGCGGTAAAATGGTGTGCGTTTCATTTCCACTGTTCCCCGAACGTGAAGCCGATCTCCGCCAGCGCCTCGTCCATCTTCTCTATGAACTCCGGCACCATTTCGTTGAAATCGGACATGTACTGAGGATCCCGCTCAACGACGACGTGGTGAATACCTTCGCGTTTCATGCGCGGGTCGTAGTTGGCAAAGAACCAGGCTTCTTTCCCGGTCACCCACATGCTGTACTGCACCTGGGCCATATACGCAGACTTGATGGCTTCGAAACCGCCAAGGCGGAATTTCATGAAGTCGCGGGAGGTGAACGGGCATTTCAATTCGAGGCCGAATCCGTTACTGCACAGGCCGTCAGGAGAGCACGCAGTGCGCATGCTCTCGTCACGGAACAGGATCGGAGACTCCGTGACTTTTACGTTCGTTGTGAACTCGAAGAGAGCACGGGCGTCTTCCTCATACTGCTTCCCCCAGGCCAGCGCCTTGGCGTCAACCTCTGGCGCTACGCCGGTGCAAACCTCGGCGAGTAGGGTGTGGAAGTAGGACATCTTCATGCCCGTCCATTTGGTTCCAGAGCGCGGCTTGGAAATGACGTTGTGCACTTCGGAGGCTGTGATAACGCCGAGGCGCAGCCGGTGCCACGCCTCATCGCCCTGTTGGATCGTGGTTACGTCAATGCCAGTCCGGGACAGGATAATTTCTGGTGTCATAGTTTTACCCTGTATACGTTCTGCTTATTTGAACGGGTGCCATCGTGAAACCATATCGCGCACCTGGTGACTTCTATCCATTTGCGCCGCTCAAGCTCGGCGATGAACCATGAAACGCGAGACTTTGAGATGCCTAAAATCTTTGCCATGTCGCGAATGCTATTTTTTCCGCTTCGCAACAGTGAAAGGAGAGAGGATGTCATGCCGCCGCCTTAGCTTTTTTCTGAAGGAAGTTGAACCCTTTCTGTGCCTCTTCTTCAGTGAGGTCTGACGCCTCAAGAATTGGGCGCTTGAAGATATCGCTGCAAAGAGGAAGAAGGTCTTGCTCCATGTCCTTACCAAGCTCTTTCAAAAGATTGGTAATGGACTGGATGGTTTCTTCGCTTGCGGCTGGTGGAAGCGCTTCTGTGGTGCTGCGCGGCGTGACGTCACGGATATCAACGTCCAGTGATTTTCCTTCCATTTCTTCGGCGGTAGGCTGCTGCCCAATCTCAGGCCATGCCTTACGCAAAGCCTGGGCTTCTGCGCATTTCGCCAACTGGCCATATGGGCGCTTTTTCCACATCGCGTTCGGTGCAGTGGTGTCGCGGCCTCCGGTGGCGTAGTTTTCTATCCAGTATTCTTTGGCGCTGAACTCGACGATCTCGCCGCTGGGCATGCGCTTGAAAACGGTGTATTTGCACCACTGAGGGAAAGTCACCTCGACACCAGTAAGCGTCTGAGTTACGTCGGGACCGAACTCAGGCTCACGGGCCCCGGCATAATCGCCGGAACGGTCTGCCTGAATGCGGTAAAGCCCGATGCCCGGCATGACCACGTCGCGCCAGTCGCCTTTACCTGTTTTCGAGTCTTTGACGTACATCGGAACTAGGTGGACAGGTTTGAGCAACGGATCCAGCTGGCGTGCGCGACAATAATCAAGCGCCATCATTACCGATTCGTCTTTGGCGCCAGGGTAGATGCTGTTCTTCAGCGCGCTCCAGGTGGAGACGTCGACACCTATCTCCTGAAGCGACGTCGCTGTTATTTTTAATTCGTTTGCCATCGTTAATCCCCTCAAAAATTAAAACGGGCAGCCGGTACGGTGTTCCCAGTCGTATTCCGCCTGGGCGTAAGCAACTGCCGAAATGAAATCGTTGTAGGCCTCGCCAGCTTTATCGCTGCGAAGTCCTTCGTATGGGCTGGAGTCAATCGTGATCGTGAAGTGGAAGAGGCCGGACGGCTCTTTTGGCATCATGTCGATGATTTGCTGTGCCCGGTCGTCGATCCACTTCTCTTTTTCGTCGGTGAGCTGCTGCTCAACCCAGCACCGATCTTCGATTCGGTCGTAAGTGAGGAATGCGTTCATGGTTGCCTCAGTAATGAATTTTCGCGCAGGGGATCAGGTCATCTTTCAGGGCGGTGAGCACTTCGATAGCCTGTTCGCGGGTTAAACTGGTGTGGCTGGTGAGCGCGTTAACGATGTTGGTGCCGACCGTCTTGCGGTGTTTCACGTCAGCTTCGCGCTTGGCTTGCTCGTCGGCTTTGCGCTTCTCTTCGGCCAGGCGAGCATCTTCGGCCTGTTTTGCCTTCAGGCGCTCGGCTTCAACCGCCGCGGCTTTTTCGCGTTCCGCCCGGACTTCTGCTTCCTGCTTCTCGCGTGCCGCACGCTGTTCCGCTTCAATGCGCTGGCGTTCCGCTAGTTCAGCGCGGGCTTTCTCTTCTGCTTCACGGCGCGCTGCGGCTTCAATCTCCGCTTTGTGCTTCGCTTCGGCATCGCGGCGGGCTTGTTCTGCCGCTTCGTGCTTCAGCCGCTCATCACGTTCACGCTGAGCCTGTTCCGCCTGGCGGCGCTGCTCTTCGCGGTCACGGTCGAAATCCTTGTTCATCAGCAGGGCCATTTCGTGGTCTGCCTCGATCTGCGCGGCACGCTGGTCATCGAACATCTTGTTCATCACCAATGCTTCTTCGTGCATAGCGTTCCAGGCTTCTTCCACCCGGATTCGTTCCTGCTCAGCTTCCCATTCGGTTAGAGGACGGCGCACTTCATCCTTAAGCGCGTCCAGCCGCTCACGCACAATGCGGCGGCTTTCGTCGATCTGCTTAGGCAGGGCTTTAAGCTCGGCAACCAGATCTTTACCGGCGTTGTCGATGTAGGTTTTGGAACGGGCAACCTTGTGCGCCATGGATGCTATAGCGTCGCGGCCTTTGCGGGTCGACACATCCGGCACCAGGCTGCGAGCTTCTTTCTCGATCGCCTCAATAATCGGGTCGAGCTGCTCTTTGGTGGTGAATACCGCCATTGCGTTCTGTTTCTCAATGACGACTAAGTCCGTTACTTCGCTCATGGTTTCTCCTGAAATTTGGATGTGCAGATCCCGCCCGCTTATTGCCAGGCCGATCGGTTGAATAGGGTGGTTAGTGCTGGATAGGGTTGCCGTGACCGTCCAGAAGGACGTCAATCACGCAGTCACTGAGGCGGATGATTTCTGCGTCGGTGTGCAGGTACACCCATTTGCGCTCCTGAATGACCGCTGAGACTCGATAGGTGCGGCCTTCATGCATTGCCATCATGCCGGGCGTGACGCACTGGCGAATGAGCGGGGTGGTGCCGTAGTGGTGAATCATGCCTTCACCTCAACCTGTTTCAGGAGGCCAGTGATATGCATCTGCCAGCGGTTCAGCACCAGTTTTTCCCGCGGTGCCGACACCGACGTCAGCTGCCACTCGTTATCGTTGAGCTTTTTGGCGGTGTACTGCTTGCCGTTATGGGTGACTGTCATGATGCCTCCCGGCGATTTGCCTCGGAGTCCTGACGGAATGCTTCACGCAAGAACTCTTCACTAAATTCCATCTCAGGGGCCTGAATGAATGCGATATACGCTTCTTCCTGGCAGTTTGTGCAATATCCGGATCGGATTGCGCATCCGCAATTTTCACAATGCTTTGACATAATCATCTCCGCCCTTAAGCCGGGCCGCTGAACGTTAAAAGACTTCTGCGCTAATGGGCGGTGGATGGCCGCCGGCTGTCATAACTAAGCCGCCTCGATGAAGCGACTGAGGTATGAAAAAACCCGCCGTGCCGGGTCTTCAGAAATAGTCTTTGTGGTCGTGCATCGCTCGCTGGAGGATCACCTTTGCATCTTCAAAGCTGGCAGATTCAAAAGCCTCTCTTATGGCCTTAGCCAGGCAAGTCGCATCGCTTTCATAGTCATCAGCTCTGCTTTCCCAGTTTGATGCCTCTTCTTCAGCCTCATAAAGGCGATCGCCATACTCGCACTCGAGTTCCTGGCGCACTTCATCACGAAGCTTCTCCTTGATGATTTCGTAGGCTTCTTCAATCGGCATTGTTTCCAGAATCGTCTCTGGCTGATGAGTGCCGTATTTCAGTGAGATGTCAGTAGCAAACATGCAACCTCCAAAAAAATGCCCGCGCGCTGGCGGGCCAAGAAGACTTTTCCAATCCAACCAGAACAGGATCATCGTCTCCTGTGCGGTTGAGATGGCAGTATTACCATCACCAAGCATCGGCGCCCGGTGCTTGAGGTTGGCTCTGTAGTTACCCGCTGATGCGGGAGAAATGCTTTGATGGTGAAGGCCGGACGTTACCCCGGCGATGTGTTCAAGGTCGGACGAAACCGAACTCTCTGGGCCACCTGCCTGCCCAATCGTGAAATACGATGCGCTCAC